ACCGAACTTTGTTACTCTTCGTAACTTTTAGTTCGACAGTGAAAAAGGTGCCAGAATCATTATAGCCCAATAGATCAGGAGTGCCGGATAAGCTAAGATTTTCAAGTCTAATCCACGATATTTGTGGTACATTTCTTTTAAGTTTTTCATATAATTTTCGCTCGGGTTTCAAGGTAACTAGGGCTTTCTAATCTGGTGTTTTAGGAGCGATAATTAACTTTTGTTTCGTATGTTTTAATACAACACGAATCATACTATGTCCAATAATATTTGACTCTTGCACTTCAATTCTTTTTATTTCTTCCAAGTGACCATTAACATCTATGTAGATTCTAGCATTAGATATTGCATTGCCTCTCTTACCATCTGTAAACTGATCAAGGTATTCTTGTAAGTGCTTTACGAACATTTGCTAACTCCTCTCTTAACTCACCATTTAATTTTTTATGGCTTTTGTTTACCATTAAAAAATTAGAATTTTCTTCAACTAAGCGTTCATTGCTTTCATTTAAGGTTTTAATTTTATCAGCAGCAAACTTTAATTGCTCACTTAAAAACCTATTCTGCAACTCTAGCTGCTCTATTTTTTTAGTTAAATCTAACTTTCCTCGGTCGTCTTTCATTATTGACAATATAGGATAGTTACCTTAAATTGTCAACTATGGGTTTACCAAAAAGACTTACAGAAATGCAAATGAGATTCGCCGAATACTATGTATACGGTGATGAAAATGGACCTGTTACTAAAACAGAGGCAGCCATCAAAGCAGGCTACAGCCCAAAGAGAGCTAGACAGGAAGGATCAGAACTTACAAACCCAAAACTATCTCCACTTGTGGTTAAGTATATGGGGGAACTGAGAGAGGAAAGACTTAAGAAGTACGAAGTAACTTACGAGGGACACATCGCAGAACTTGCAAGACTCAGAGAGGCCGCTTTAAAGAAAGGATCATTCTCCTCAGCAGTGAACGCGGAAGCAAACAGAGGAAAAGCAGCAGGACTATACATAGATAGGAAGATAATAAAAACAGGAAAACTAGAGGACCTATCAGAACAAGAATTAGAAGCAAAGATGAAACAGATATTAGACGATTACGGACAGTTAATAAATGTAACTCCATCTACAACTTCTGAATCTTCCTTACCCAAGCCCGAGGAATCATCGTCCGATCCCCAAAACTAAAACTACCATCATCTTCTCTATCGTAAGATGCAAATAATTTAATTGAATTTTTATCTTTAGAATATAACCAACCTTCGTTAACAGGTCTTGCTAGTTTCATTCTATCAAATTCTTTGTCGCTAGCCCAGCCCGAATCACTCACACAATCGATCCACTCCACTCGGACTTTAGGATAAGGTATGTCGGGAGTTATTGAGGCGATAGCTTTTCTTCTTTTCCTAGGCATAAAGCTGTTCTAACATTGCGACCCCTAGAAGTCTAAAATTTTTTTTTCACTGCGCTTTTTTAAAAAAAAAGTAAAAGGGTATCGGCTTTTCCAAAAATGATCTATAACCGTTGGTATCATTGACGAATAGCTGCGACACCCCCCCTATCGGCAAGGGGTCGCAAGGGTATCGCAAGGTATCGGCTTTTTAGGGGTAAACCAAGAACATCTGGTCCAAGGGCCGTGATTCGTGCATTTGCCGACACCCTGCCGACACCCTGCCGACACCCTGCCGACACCCAGGCCGACACCTACTCTGCCTCTTTTTTGCCATAATGTCGACGCATTGCTGCCATCTTATCCTCGGCTCCTGAAATTTTTCGTAATAAACTGTCAACCTCACCAGTGATATCGATATGCTCCGGTATGATTATAGGCCTGTCAACTAACGTGCTAATCTTAAACTTAGCATCAGCAATCTCAGCTTCGTACTTGGCTACCATTACTTGATATAGTTTATCCTGCATTTAATATCCTCCTCTCCTATCTCTTTTAAATGTATCATTATCTCCATATGTTTTAAAAGATGAATTTTTGCTGCTTGTTTTAATTTGTCATTGGTATTTTTTCTCATTACTTTCGTCTTGTTAGCAACATCTACATATAATTCTTTGTCTTTTATCATGTCTTTTTTTGTTAATGCGTAATATTTTTTTAATACTTTTTGTTGATTGTATGGTTTGTATCTTGTTATTAAAACAGCCTCCCAATATCTTCTTCTTTCAGGTTTAAAACTAGCCTTTAATATTCTAACTTTATCATAATCTCCTGTAATTTCTTTTTCATCAAAAGACGAACCATCTCTAAAAGGTCTACCCTTTTTCCAATTTTTAGTTTCTCCAATATAAACAACCACACCATTCATGTATCGAACGTATATCGCTGGTTCTTCTACCTTATCAAAAATCTTCTGCCTTGATTTTAACATCTGCTCTCTCCTTTTCATCATGTAATAGGTCATAATACATGTCTAATCTTTTTAAAAACTTATGTTTTGCTTGCCTTAATTCTGCCCCATTTACTACAAATTCTTGATAGTATAAGTCAGGGGTACATACCATTATAATACCTTGTTCGATATTAGATCCATGCACATAATCATGTGCCATAGCATACGCTGCTATCTGTAGATAATAATCTCCTATCCACTCTGCTCTCTTTGGTCTGTTAGCTTGTTTAAAATCTACAACAGTATCTTTGCCATTGTGGGTGCAAACCAAGTCAGTAGACCCAGCGTAAAGCCCAGGATAGTATAACGTAACTTCACTACCATAATATTCTTCCACTGGCGTAAGACCCACGTCAATAATTTTTTCGGCCATGGCTTTCGCCTCCTGTCCGAGCCCTGTAAGATCATCGTAGCCAGTTCCGAGTATATGATGCTCCAAGAATTTATGCATGGCTGTCCCCCGATTACTAGATAAGTTTTTGATTCTGTCTGCTTCTGCTTCTCCAACTTTGGCCTTCCAATCTTTTATAAATTGTTGATCTTTGGTCTTGCCCAATATCGTAGTTACACTTGGAAGTCTAGCACCATTTACATCGTAGAGCCGTGATCCGTGGTCCTCGATACGTGTGCCGGTGATGTAGGTATACTTGTTATTTTTTTTCACTTTCTTTCTTCCATTTATTATAACCTTTTAACCAATTAGGATTTCCGTCATCATCATCTCTACGACCATGCACAAACTCCTCAGCATTATCGTCCGTTACTTTTTTAAATATTTCATTATATCTTTTACGATATAAATCGTTGGAAACCCTTGATTTTCCATCCCATTTTGGCTTTTTATCTTTTGTCATTTCAACCTATTTATTATGTAATATATTATTAATAAAGCTACCAACACACAAAATAGGTTGTAGAAAAACATACCTAATCCAAATATAGTCGTCATAGTTTCTTTTTTAACTCCTTTAAATATTCCTCATTTTCAGCTTTTTCCTTATCGTAAGCTGGTGCAAACTTTTCAATATTATTCAATGGTGCGGAGTCGTGTACGTTACCACTAACAGATATTCGTATGCAATCTGATTTGTATGGTGCAACCCAGTGTTTCAACCACGCAGGAAAAATATACATATCGTTTTCCTCCGGCATAAATGATTGGTAAGTTACACAATCTCTAGGTCCATCGCCATAAACAAACTGTATACCACCTGGTCCACAAGACTTGCCTTTGTAGGCTGCATTTTCTTTCTTCAACTCATCCGGTATCTGTAGATATATTACAAATGATAACTTACCATCATGGTCATGTGGTGGGTTAAAATCATTTTGTTTTTGATAATTAATCCACAACGCTGTCATTATGTAATGTGGTCTTTTTTGATAAGGCTTGTTAATAAATTTTTCAAACATTTGATCATACACACCAAGATATTTAGATATCTCAGGTACAATCAAAGTTTTAGACTCATCACTATAACCTGTTTCTTTGTCCAAGATTCCTGCTAATTTATCTGTGAAGTCTAATTTATTTTTTCTTGCCTCGGTTAATAATAATTTTTTTAACTCATCTGTTATCTTTACTTTGACAACACATGGTCCCCAGTTAAACATTTGTACTTGTATTTTATCTGTCATTCTAGATTCATTGCCTCCTTATATTGTTTTAAATTAACTACTTTACCACCCATAACATGTGGCTCGTAGTGATCTATTATTTTTTCTATGCCATGTACTTTTGTTTGAGCATATGGCCAAAGCAGTTTAGCAACTTGGTATGCGTCTCTGTATGTAACACGCCACACATACTGTGTTAAAAATTTAGTGCCATCTTTTCGTAGACCTTTTCTTGGTTTAATTCTTACAGAACCAACTCCCAATACATCGTGCACCCAGTGTATTACACTTTCATCAGTCATGGCTATTTCCATATTTACACGCCATACTTTTGCTGTGCGATACCCTTTGCCTTTGTGTTTCTTTTTCTTTTCTACATATTGTTTTACTTGCACACAGCCCTCACCATCAAACAATCCAGCGATATAAGCTACATCAGTTTCACTAATCATTATAACCCTTGTACTTTCCGTGCACGTACCGGCACAAGGGCAAAGGCTCGAATACTCAGGTTAGGTTCTCGAAGAATTCCGCCCGATATGT